CGTTCTTCCGTCCTTGGAAGGATGTTGCGGCCTGGTCGTCGCGGTCGGGCGGTAAGACGCTCGGCGCGTCGATCCTGGCCGCGCTTGAGTTTCTGTTCGCCGACGGGCTTCAGGCGCGGGTGCTTGCGGGCAGCGAGGCACAGGCGTTGAACCTTTATGAATACTGGCAGCGCTGGTGTGGCGGGATTCTCTCCGACCGGATCGAGGGTGACATAAAGCGACTGGTCACGCACGTGGGCGGCGGGAAGTTCGAGATACTCGCCGCTTCGCAGAAACAGGTTCGCGGCAGCAAGGTGCATCGCCTGTACGAGGATGAACTCGACGAGATCGCCCCGGATATCGACAGTGCGGCCGTCGGTATGATCGCATCGAGCGACGGGCTACCCGGCAGGACGGTTTATACCTCGACGTGGCATCGCGGGGATGGGGCGATGAACCGGCTGATCGAAGGTTGTCCGTCAAACGGTGTGGTGCTGCACAAGTGGAACCTGTGGGAGGCGATCGAACGATGCCCCGTCGACCGCCACGACAAGGGCGCCGGCTGCGATATCTGCCCGCTCGAGCCGACGTGTCGGACCAAAGCGCGCGAGTTTCATCGTGATGAGTATCGGCGTGTCGGAATAGCGGCAGAGGCCGGAGGGCTCTATCGGGTTGGCGATGCGATCAAGGCCTACCGGAAGGTCGGTCGGCGAATGTGGGACGCCGAGTTCCTCTGCAAGCGTCCGAGCATCGAAGGGGCGGTCTTTCCGGAATTCGACCGGCTCGTCCACGGCTGCCGGGCCGAAAACGTGCCCGCTTACCTGAAGATCTATCGGGCAGTGGACTGGGGCATGGGCGTTTTCGTGTGCCTGTGGATGGGGCAGGATTCAGGCGGGCGAGTGTACCTGCTGGATACGTATCGCGCCGAGTACGGTCGGCTCAAAACGCACGCCGAATGTATTCTGAATCACAGGCTTCAGCGGATCGAGGCGACGTATTGCGACCCGGCCGGGAGAAACAGAAACGAGCAGACCGGGCGGTCGAACATCGAAGAGTTCAGGCGATGGGGAATCCCATGCACCTATGCGATGTCGCCGAAGTTGCGGAACGTGCAGCATGGTATTTCGCTGGTGCGTGCGGCGATTGCACCGGCTGACGGGCCGCCGATGCTGCGGTTTGTCGACGGCGATAACAACCGCGCGTTCGTCAAGGCGATGCAGAGCTATCACAACCGGCGAGTCAACAATATCTGGATAGACCAGCCGCAGGACCCCCAGGAATTCGAGCATATACCCGATGCTCTGAGATATTTCTTCGTGAATCGCAGGCGAAGTGAAAACGTCGAGGTCATCGCTTACGGAGCGGTGTGAGTGAGGGTTAGAGGTTAGAGGTGAGAGGTTAGAGGTTAGGCTGGCGCCCGTTCGTACACCCCAACGCATCGGATGCGAAACGCCGTTGGCTGTTGCTCTCACCTCTAACCTCTAACCTGCCAACCTGCCGACCGCTCGGACAGAGCACTGGAAATTACCCGAACATGGAGTGAGTCGAATGACACAAGTCGCCCGGAACCTTCAGAATGTCGCAACCGACTTTGACCCCGCGCAGACAAACGGAGTCTACGACCTGTTTGCCCCGGCGTGGCGGATGTGCAGAGATTTCGCGGAAATGCACGAGCATGTCCTGCGGAACGGCGAGTACCTGGACCGCTTCGGTGCGGGCACCGGATCGCTCGAACCGGCCAGTCAGTACGGTTGGCGGAAACAGGCGGGCTTTGCCATGGACTATTGTGCGGACCTGATAGACCTGCGGGTTGGCAACCTGTTTAGGACGTCGCCGGTGCGACTGCTGGACCGCAGCCCGTGGTCTGATTTCATCGCCGGCTTCGTCGAGGACGTTGATGGCGGCGGGACGCACCTGGACGCATTCATGGCCCGCGCGCTGCGCCAGTACTACGTCAGCGGCGTTGATATTGTCGTCGACAAGGCCCAGACCCCGGCGGGGTCTGACCCCGAGACGCGGGATCAGGAAGTTCAACTCGGCAGGCGACCTTACCTGGCGGCATTCGCTCCGCTGGAGCGGGTGGATTGGGCATGCGACCACGCCGGCGGGTACAAGTGGGTTCGTTACGACCTGGGCTGCCGACCGCCCGAGAGTGAAGACTCAGGCCCGGGCCCGAGGCGTTACCTGACGCTCACCGCCGACGAGTGGCGCCTTTACCATGTATCCGAGGACCACGAGGCCCCCGTGCGGTTCAGCGCCGGGGCGATGCGATTGGGCATCCCGCCGGTGATCCGTTTCTACTACCGCGAGTCGGCCAGCCCGGAATACCGAGGCGTGCCCCTCTCGCTGCTCACCAGAATAGCCCCCGTAGCCCGGGCGCTGCTGAATCTCGTCAGCCAGGGGCAACTGGATATCTATATGGCCATCGGCGTTCTGGCGGCCGTCGGGGTCGACGCCGACCGCCTGCCAAAAGAGATGACGCCGATGTGCTGGCTGGGATTGCCCGACGGCGCCCAGATTCAGCACATCCACCCCGCCGTCGAGCACGTGCAGGAGAAGCGGAAATGGATCGCGATGCTCTTGGAGGCGATTCTGCGCATGGGCAAGCTCATCGGCGCCACCGGTAAAGTGACCGCCAGGGCGACGTCCGGATTCCAGGTCGCCGCCGAGCGAACCGACCTGGACAACGAGATGTCCGCGACAGCCCTTCAGGCCGAGGCCGTCGAACGCGACGTAATCCGCCTGGCGGTATCGCGTATGGAAGGGCGGCTGGTGGACCACGCGGAGATCGGCTACAGCGTCGAATACAACAAGAAATACGTCCTGACGCCGGCGGCGGACATTGTCGCCCAGGCCAGGGAATTCTTCGCCACAGGGCTGGGGGGAGACGTACCGCAGATATCGCGACTCTTCCTGGGACGAATTCTCGACAGCCTGCTGAAGAAGGACGATCCACGCTACAGCGAGATTGCCCGGGCAATCGAAAACGCCGGGTTCGACCCGGACGAATAGATTGGTTTTCGGAGCCCAACGGGCTCGAATTCATCAGCCCAGGGCAACGCCCTGGGTTTTTGGGGTCCGAATTGGATAGAGCCATGAAAGGGCGCAACTCCGTTCGTACCCATATGTCGCGCCCTTTCAGGGCTTTGTTCACTATCTAATCACCGTACCCAGGGCGGTGCCCTGGGCTTTCGAATCTGAGCCCGTTGGGCTCTACGACTTAAGAAATCCAGCGCCCCAACCGGGGCAGAATTGCGCAGCGGCGCAAAAGTTTGGCCAGGAGGCCGGAGAGATCCTTTGGAAATGATTGATACAGACACACCCCAAGCCGACGACCTGCAACAGACCGACGAACTGTCTGAGGTTCGCCCCAGGCTCATCGCCGAGGCCAAAAAGTACCGCAAGCGGGCACAGGAAGCAGAACGGCGACTGGCCGAACTCGCTCCGCACGTGCTCGACGAAGCGGACCGCGAACTGTTCGAGCGGCTAAAGGACGACTCGGTTCGCATCGAGCAGGACGCTCAGGCCTTCAGGCAGCAACTGGCCGAACTCACCGAGCAGCATTCCGGCGAGTTGGAGGCGTCCAACGCTCGCGCGATGCGACTGGGCGAGATGCTCTCGGGGGTGGTCATAACCGACCGCCTCAAGAGCGCACTTGCCGCTCGTGGCGTCAAACGAGTGGACCAGGCGGCCAGACTCCTGAGCGAGCAGCTCGAGGTGGATATTACCGACCAGGGTTACTCAGTGCGGGTCAATGGTGCATCCGATGACGGGGTCGCCGAATTCACCGTCGAGCAGATGGTCGACGGCTGGTTGGCGGAGAATCGCCACTACCTCCCGCCGTCGGGAGATACCGGCAGCGGTGCTTACCCGGGCGCCGGCGCACCTCGCGGCGTGTCTATCGAGCAATTGGATCTTGATCCGGTCCGCAAGGCCGAGTTCGTGGCCAGACATGGCCCGGCCGCCCTGGTGCAGTTAGCACGGAGCAGCCGAAAACCAAACCGCCCGTAGCACAACGCTACTCTGGTGGTTTTTGAATTGGATTTGAATTTCTGAAACTTCGAAAAGGGAAAAACACATGACTATTGAATTTGGCGCACCTACGGACATGGTTTACAAGGACACGCTCCGCGCCGAGGAGTACCGCCGCACCGTCGAGCAGGTCGATCTGTTCAACGCGGCATCCGGCGGGGCGATCGTTCTGGAGAGCGACCCGGCCAGGCAGATGGCGCTGGGCGGCGATTTCACCGACACCGCGCGATGGAAGCCGGTCGATTCGCTGATCAGCCATCGCGACAACGACAATCCTGCTACGGCCGTCGACATCAAGAAACTGGAAATGACCGGCGGGAAGCTTGTCAGGCAGACCCTCGGCTGCGGACCGGTCTCGGTTACGGACATCCAGGCCCGCAAGGCCGGGCAGGCATTCGACATGAACTCGGCGATGGTCAATCTCGGCAAGCAGTTCGCCGACGCGAAGATCCTGACGATTCGGAACAACCTGATCGCCGCGGCCGTTGCGGGCGTGTCGAATATCTCGGCGCACGTCCTGAGCATGGCGCGGGGCAAGACCGCCGGGGCCAAGGTCACCGCATCGTTTGCCAACATCAACACGCTGCTGGCGAAGATGGGCGACGCTCGGGAAGAGATCGCGGCGTTCCTGATGCCCTCGGCGGTATTCGCCGACCTGGTGGGCGATTCGATTGCCAACTACCAGTTTGATCGGGTTGCCGGCGTGACGATCTACCAGGACGTCGTGCAGGCATTCGGGCGTGTGGTGATTGTTGCCGACGTGCCATCGCTGACTTCGGCGCAGACCAGCAGCTACTACACCGAGTACGGTCTGCTGGGACTGGGCAAAGGGGCGCTGCGGGCCACGGTCATCTATGACCAGGGCATCGAATTGCAGCGGAGCATCCTTAACGAGTCCAGCGTCACGTACGTCCGCGAGGACTTCGACGTGGAGTACGAGGCTTACGGGCTGAAGTGGACTTCCGCGACCGACAACCCCACCGACGCCGAACTGGCCACCGCGGGCAACTGGGCCGCCGACTACGACGATCATCGTTCGCTGAAGATCGTCCACGGTGTGTTCAACGCCTCTATCTAGCCGGCAATCGGCTAAGCGACCCAGCCGGTTGATCTGTCGGCTTCCGACCGGTGGCGTGTGCGATCTTCCGCGCCGTCGGCGGGGCCGGCATGACCGGTGAAACTTCTCTACTCTAATTGTTCTAATCTTTCTCATGCGAGTGATCCAATGACCGAATCACAGGAAGAAGTCCGAACCGAAGATGCCCAACCGACCCCACCGGTCGACGGGCCCGAGGCCATGCTCGATGCGCTGCAGTCAGAGAACGAAGGGCTCAAGACCCGTCTGGGTGAAGCCGCATTGGCGGCAGAGACCCGCGAAGACAGCGATACGCTCCTCCGCGAAGCCCAAACGGAGAACCACCAGCTTCGTTCCAGGCTCGCCGCGTCGGTCGTTCGAGTCGCGGTCGCCCGGGCGGCCGAGCAATTGGGAATCCCGCCGGCGATGGGGCGCCTTCACGCCTGCAAGTTCCAGTGCAAACTCGATGCAGGCGGCGAAGCGACCGTTACGCCGGATCCTGTTGAGTTCTTCGAGGCCGAACTGAAGCGAGACCCGACACTGCGCGCCGCGGTCGAGGGCCTCGCCGCACACCAGCGAGCCGCCGCCGCTACGGTTGGCGCGCTCGACGTCGCAAAAGTCGATCCCATTGAGCTCCTGGCGTCCCTCGATCGTAATCCCGCCAGGAAGACGCGTTTCATCGCCCGGCACGGCGTGCAGGCGTACCTGGAACTTTGCAGCCGCGCGAGGCGATGCTAGGCGCCGCACCCTTATTTGCGGTGATAGTGGCCAATGGCTCCAGCGTTGACGACATGCCGGCGGAATTCTGGCGGCGTTGCAGTCGCCCGGACGTTCTCCTGATCGGGACTAACAGGGCCCTGTGCTTCAAAGCCCTTCAGGGCGTCAAGTTCGATGCGGCGGTTATCAGGGACACGTATCGCGACCTCTGGTGTGACCAGAAGTTCGGCGAAATGTATCACAGGGACTTCTGGAAGCCCGCTGACTGCTGGAAAGTCGGACCGGCCGATCGGCGTGTGACGCATTGTCACCAATACGTCCGCCAGGCACCAGGCTGGCAGCATCAGGCGATCGTGGACCGCAATGGCGAACAGGCGGTGATGAAGAACTCCAGCGTGGCGATCATGGCCGCTAACTGGGCATGGTTGCGGGGATGTCGCACGATTTGCCTGGTGGGCGTGGATTATTGCGGTCCGCACGCGGCGATGGTTGAAGCATTTGCGAGCGCCTCGCCCGGTTGGGAAGGGCAGTATGACCGCTCAGTTCCGGTCGCGATAGAGCGCCAGTTCCTGCGGGCCGCGGCGGCAGTGGAATCGGCTGGGGGCGATTTTATGAACTTTTCACCGTGCAGTCGCCTGGCTGCGATAAAGACCGCCGACTGGCGGAAAGTGTTGGGGACGAACAACTGATGCGAGCCGCAATAATCTGCACAAACGAATCCTGGGGCGACGCCCGTTCACCAATCCGTGCGGTTGCGGCTGGGCTGAAGGGCCTTGGCTGCGACGTGGCGCCGATAGCGATTGGCGACTGGCCGATCTTCTCGACGCTCCCTGACGTGGCGTTTATCTGGAACGGAATGCACGGGCGGCGCGGGCCGATCACCGGCGAACTCCGCAAATGCGGAGTGCCTGTTATCGTGATGGAACGGGGTTTCCTCGACCGCTTCAACCATACGCAGTTAGACCACGCCGGGTTCAATCACACCGCCTCCTGGGCAGTCGATATCGCCGGGCCGGCGCCTGTGGACGGTGTCGCACGATTCGACAGGCTCATCGAGACCATCGGGCCGCCGAGACCTGTAAACCCGCGCAGCAGCGGACACATACTGATCCTCGGCCAGATACCCGGCGACGCCCAACTGCGTGACTCGGAGATTCACCACGCCGAGAGCCTCGTCAGGGTAATCGAAAACACGGCCGGGGCGGGTGTGGAACTCTGCTTTCGACCGCACCCGCTGGACAGTTGGCGGACCCTGCGCGGTGAGAGGACCACAACGCTGGACAGCGAACTGGGCGATGCTATCGATGCCGCACGATTCGCCATAACCATAAATTCCAACAGCGCAAACGATGTCCTGTTGCGAGGCTGCCCCGTGCTGTGTCTGGGCCCGGCGCTGTATGGCATTGCGGGAGTCGCCATTCAAACTTCGCTGGTGAGTCTTCAGCGGAACATAGAACTGATGCTTGACGGCTGGAGGCCTGACTCGCGGCGCGTGCTGTCGTACCTGCATTGGCTCGCGGCCCGCCAGTGGACTATCGATGAACTCAGCGACGCCGGCGGGGGGGTATTAGCCCGCCTGCTGTCAGCCGCCGGACTGAAATTGGAGTAACCTATGAGTTTTGACTACGCATTTGCCTACGAAGACCGCAGTTTCATGCATACTTCGCGATGGTCGCTTTCGGGCATTGACACCCGCGGTGGCGGGAGCACTACCGCAGGTCGCCTTTGGATGCTGGCGAGCCTGACCGGCCAGACAGTCACCGTAGAGATCTACAAGACGCCGGATTGTGATTCGGGCGATCTTGTAGCTTCGGGGACCGCGGACATCTCGGACATCGAGACAGCGGCCGCCGGTTGTACGTTGGCGCAAGAAAACGCCAGCGGTGTTTCCGGGCAGTTCTGGTTTGAATCTTACCTGGCTGACTGCGACTACCCGGTCGAAGTGCTGGTAACGCTATGCACCGACGAGGACCTGGCGATCGAGTACTGCAGCCTGGGCGATCTTCCCGAGGATGTATACTCCGCCACCCAGGGGATGGCCCGTCACTGCGCCGCGGCTACGGAGAAAGTGCTCCTGCTGGCATCCGGACTGTACGCCCGTCAACTCGGCGGGTTCGGGGCACCCGAACACAAATACCATACCACCGCGGGCCGGGCTCTACCGGACTATCGCAGGCTGGCCAACCCCGACCAGCTCAAAGCAGTGGCGGTGCATTGGGCGCTTTCTGCGGCCTTTGGAAGTTGCCACGAACTTGGCGCCGCCACGATGTACTCGCAGCTGCGCGACTACCACGAGCGTAAACGGATCGAGGCCGTCGAGGGCTGGAGTCTGACTCTGAATCTGGACCCGGATTCCGACGAGGACGCCGACGCCAGCAAGTCCAGCGCGATGGTGCGCACCACCAGGCTGTAAAACCGCTGCGGCAGGGAACGATAAGATGAGCGAAATCACAATCAGCAACACCGACTGGTCCATTCTTAACGCTGTCAGGGCAGCTCTGAGCACCGCTGCCGAGGGTGGTGAGGCGATATTTGCCTCGGTGGCAATGACTACCTCGGTAAGCCATCTGCGGCAGGTCCAACTTGCCGGTAAGATGCCCAAAGCAATCATCCTCTACAAGGGCGCCGGCGAGCATAACGGGACCGATGGCGGGCGCTTCTGCTGGGTGTCGCTGGAGCTGATTCTGGCGGCTCGGGTATCGGCGGGGGCCGATGCCGCCGGACGCGTCCAGGAGATCCTTCGACTCAAGAATGCTGCGATCAATGCGGTTGAGACGGACCCTCCGGCCGAAGCTGTCGGCGCCGCGACTGCGGACCTGTACAGACCGGCGATACTGTGGCGGCCTGCCGACATCGAACTCAGCGAACCCGGGGTCGATCCATGGGTTCTCTGCCGCCTTGGCCTGGAAGTGACCTATGCGCTATCGGCTGCTTTGTCACACTGATCGGGAGAGAGACTCATGCCATCTGTTCACAATCCACAGAATGTAAGTATCGGCGCGGTCGAACTGAGCGATGTCTTGTCCATCGAGTGGCACGAGCGCCGCCGGGAGATCGTATCACCGCCCGGCGATGAGGAGATATATCACCGCACGGTTGGATACGGCAGTGCGGTCGCCGGCGGAAGGCTGACCTTTGCCGATCCCGCCCAGGCTGCCGCGGCGGCAGGGCAGTTCGGTACGTTGACCGCCACCCTCAAGGGTATCGGCGGCGGAAGCGATCGGACGTTGATCATTACCAACGTGCGGACCAGCGGGGCCGGCAACCTTGCCGGACACAATCGCGCCGCGACCTGTGGCGTACCGTTTCTCGCCGCCAGCAGTGACGGTACCACCGGGCCGGTGACGTTAACTTGAAGAGCGGAGAAGCGACATGACCCAGTCGAGCATCTACATAGAACCCGAAGACCGCGACCCGCAGCAGCCTCTCGCAGACGAGATCGCAGGCCCCGGGCCGACGATCGTTCATATCACGAACTACTACGCAGGCACTGAAAAGCAGAAGGTCCATAACGACTTCGTTCGCGGTGGGACCGACGGCTCGGTGCTTTACTGATCAACCTGGGAAGGGACCATGAGCAATCCGACTTTTGACTCGCAATTGTTATGTGACTGCTGCGCCGTTGAGGTGCCTCGCTCACCGGAGGCCAGGGTTTACCTGGAGAACCTGCCCGGCGTCAGCGGGGATTTCGTGCAACTCCACGGACGCACCGGACGCAGAATTATGCTTCGCGGCGAACTGACGGCTACCGGCGCCACGCCGGCGGAGGCGCACCAGGGGCTCAAGGCCCTCATTCGCCAGCGACAGCAGCTCGTTGGTATGGCCGGCACGTACGTTGGAACCGATGGGCAGGCTTTCACCGACTGCGTGCTGATGTCCTATCAGCCGCGAGCATCGCGCACGTGCGCCAATGGGCAGGACTATACCGCCTCGGCTCCAATCACCGCCGAAATTCATCAGGCTGCGTCATGAGCTACTCTACCGACGGGATAACAATCGTTGACGATCGTCCCTTTCACGGCGGCAGACGCCTGAGTATCCGGACCACCCACGGAGACAAGGTCATCCAATGCTACGTTTCCGGCGCGTTGGTGTCGTGGGCCGTTCCGCGCCAGGGTAGTGTCGAATTCGTTCTCGCGGAGTCGTCGGCCAGCGACCTGGTTTTGCTTCTGGCGGTGGATGCCTCCGAAGCGGAGATGAACTACTGGGACGAGGCATTTGGTGTGGACCCGGCCCGCGCCAACCGGATCAGGGTCCGGACTCCCCAATTGCCGCTGACGTACATGCCCGGGGACGTGTGGAAGGTCTACAGCGGTAATGCCGGTCAATCGCAAGCCGACCGGCTCGAACACGTCCAGCAGTTCTTTCCCGGCGGGCGGGGCGCCGGCGGATACGGTATGGGCTATGGCGGGGCATACGGTTTTGACGCCGCCGGGGCCAAAGGTTACGGGGCGAATTTCGGGCGAGGTGAGTACGGTTTCGATTGCGACATGCTGGCGTGGACATCCGAACCGATGCCGCCCGGTACGTATCCGATCGTGGTTGTTGTGGCCGACAGGCACGGTAACGATTCGCCATCGTGGACGAGCGAGGTGACTCTTACCAGCTACGCTCGCCCGGCAACCGATTTGACAGTTGATTCATACGATCCCTCTGACGGCAGATTGGGGTTTTCTTTCACGGAATCTGAGGACATAAACTAATGGCAAACCCAACAGAAACAGCACTGGGCACTTCGGTCGCCGCGGCTTTGAGCGGCACGATCGATGGCGGTACAGGCACCGCGTATTGCACTATCGGCGAGGCTGAGTACTACACCAGCGACTTTCGCAAAGAGGCGATCAACAACCGCATCCTCGCGATCGTCAACAAACTCCGCGTAGTCAAGGACGGCGACGGCACGTTCGGTGTCTGGTCCGGCGAGTTCGCTGATGGCGCTACTGTGCAGAGCTACGCGGGATCATCGGGCAATTCGTTGACCGCCAGCGCGACCAACTACATCTACCTGACGGCTTCGGGTGCATTGACGTTGAACACCACCGGTTTTCCGGCTGACGCGGCCCACGTGCCGTTGGCGACGATTCTCGCCGACGGTTCGGGCGAGTTTGACTTCTCGGACATCACCGACTACCGCGGAAGAGCGATGCTCTCGGTCGTTGGGAACCTGGCCACGCGCAAACTGATCTCCCAGGTTCTCGACATTGGCGATTTCACCGACAACGGCGATGCCACCGGGTACATCGATTTTACTTCCGGGACTATTCCCGCCGGTTCGATCGTTATCGGATTCAAAGC